CCTCCAGATTGAGCATGTATCATGTCAGCATCTGATGCATTCTTAATATAAACATCACTTGCTAACACCTTTATACCACCCGTTCCACTGTCTGATATAAAACTGTGGGATCCATCATGATATATGGCAAGATCCGATGCATCTCCTACGTTTAATCTTACACTATCAAGTAGATGTATATCAGAAGTTCCACTAAATGTGGAAACTCCAGCAATACCTATCGTTACACCACTACCTACTAGTAGTTGACCACCAGTTATATTAACACCACTCTTAGCAGTTATAAGACCAACTGAATCTACGTTGGTTACGTCTTCATATGTAAGAGTTCCTGCGACTGATAATCCTGCGCCAATATATACATTCTTAGCTACACCTAAACCACCATCAACTATTAATGCACCAGAAGTTGATGATGTAGAATCTGTAGTGTCATCAACATTAACAGCACCACTAAATGTTCCTGTAGAACCTGCTACTGTACCACCAACTATATTACCATTAACACTAGTAGCAGTTAAAGCACCTGAACTTGAGTTAAATGTTAGATTACTTCCACTCTTAGGGGGTAAATTTCCTGTTGCAGCAGTAACAAACGTTGGGAAACAAGTTGTATCAGAACTTTCATCAGCAACCGTAACATTAGTTGCTGTAGTTGATGTATCAGCATTACCAGTAACAGCACCAGTTAAAGCACCAACAAAAGAAGTCGCAGTTAAAGCACCTGAAGAAGAGTTAAATGTTAAATTAGTTCCCGTCTTAGGTGCTAAATTTCCTGTTGCAGCAGTAAAGAACGATGGGAAACAAGTTGTATCAGAACTCTCATCAGCAACTGTGATAGTTGTTCCTGTTGGTAAACTTGTTAAATTAGCACCACTACCACTAAAACTAGCAGCAGTTATAATACCAACTGTCTCTACATCACCCGAAGCATTAGCAGTAAGAGCAGATCCTACATGAAGTAAAGAAGCAAATGTACCAACACCAATATTTAAACTATCTGCATTTGAAAATTCAGCAGCATATAACTTACCAGTTATATTAAAATCACCATTCAGAGTTTGTGATGATGCAGCTGAAACAAGTGAATTTGCAACATTAAATGTATCAAAAACAACAAATTCTACAATATTTCCAGCACCAGCAGCAGTATCTAAAGTAACTGTAGATCCATCATTTGCAGTAAAATCACGACCTTGCGCCAGTCTAACACCACTCTTATAAACTGAAAGTTCATTTATTCTATAACCACCAGTAACCGTAAAGTCTTTCTGATCGGCTGTCGCAACCACACTAATAGCTTTTGTAGCAATATTAGGTGTTAATGATAATGGTCTTCCTATTGCCATCTGAATTCTTTTTTAGTTATTTAGTAGACTCAGGCACTCTCGATTATTTTGTTACCGCCTTATACATAAAATCTTTATTAGCAAAATTCTTTTTACCAAACAGTCTTTCAGAGGTCTTATCTGCACCTTCCCAATACTTATTACCCATCTCATCTAAAAAGTCTTCCAAATCATTTGCATGTATACGTTCACCTCCTTTTATCCTATCATTTGTATATGCAATATATCCTTGAACTTCTTTTGAGCAAATTTGTGGATGAACACCAAACTGCTGCAAATATTCAATTGTAGAACTCGAAATTCTACCACTATCAAGCATATTGCGATACATCAACTCAAAACATCTACGAACATGATGTTTCTTTTCTTCATTCTCAAATGATTCTTCATCCCATTCATCAGGAATATTATGCCTCTCCTTAATATTATTATATGCATCAATTAAAGTTGCAATATCAGAAAAAGCACCATTAATCTTATTTTCCATCTCGAATATATTAATACATGCTTGACGATATTTTGCTTGTTGTACAGGATCAGTCTTATCTTCATATCTCTTAATTGTCTTTACTAATAAAGCATGAGATACTTGACATTCAGCAAGTGATCCTTTTCTTCTCTCTACCTCTGCTAAAATCTGACGAAGCATACGATATGTGGAATGTCCTCCAAGCATCGTAAGAGACATCATTGTTAATGTTGTCTGACTATTATTACTACCAAATGCTCTCGTCTTCTGATCTAACTCAGGAAGGTATTGACTTACCTTTTGAACTGCTGAATCATTAATGTTATTACTTTGTATTGCAAAACCAGGGAATAGTACCTCTTGTTTTGTAATTTTAGTTTCTTCTGTTTTTACGAGTTTATTGTCAGGCATGTCAGACATAATCTTTTTTAATAATTATAACGGTAATTTATATAGGTGTCAATTTATTTCCTATATCATTATAATTATCTGTCTTTTTAAAAATAAACCATCCACTAGCAATATACTTAGTTTGTGTTGGTGATACAATTCCATGATGTGGATGAGTCCAATATGCTGGCCATATCACCACATCTCCACATCTTGCTTGAATCTCTAATTCCTGAGTAGGAAAAGCAGTGCCACCACCATCATCTACATCATTAAGATATAACATCCAAACAAGCATTCTCTTTTCACTTCTAAGCAATCCTGTATTCTCACAATGTTTAACATAATACCCTTCCTTGGGATAATATCTTTTAATGATAAAATATTCCTCCATACCCCAAATAGATACTTCTTTTAGAAAATCATATTCTTCTTCATATTGATCAAGACAAGTACTTAATCCTATATCTAAAGGTTGTAAAATTGGTGCTTTTAAAGACTGTAATCCTAAAGACAAATCAGTACTTTTCTTTTTTTTCAGATTTAATTCAGAATCACCCAACACACCCTTATGATGATGTTGTGGATTTTCTTCAAACCAATCAATTATACGTTTACAATTTTCACGAGATAAAACGTTTTTATATAAAGATATAAAATTTTTCACAATATAATTTTTTTATTAACTATAATCCTTATTCAACTAATTGTCAATTAATCACCCGAACCACCATTACCCATTAGACGCTGAGCTCCAATCGTACCAAAAGCACTCGCATTTCCTGTGTTTGCAATCGTTACGTATTGAATATTATTTTTAAACCCATCATCATTTTGACCTCCAGCAATTGTGCCACGAGTATCATTAGAGCAACCACCTTGATAATCTACATTAACTTCCATATCACCAAAATCTGTTGCATTTCCTGTAGTGGCCATTGTTACATAATCAATAGTTCCATAACTACCATTTCCCCACCATGTTCCACGTTCTCCATCTCCACAAGCTGCAGTGGGATTACGTTGTTGAGTTAAATAACCAAACCCATTTGCATTTGCTGCAGTATCAATTTGTACATACCAAATATATTTATGTGTAGGACCACCAGTTCCTCCAATAAGTCCACGACCTTTATCACTACCACATGCAGATCCCCAATACTGCCCATACGTACCAGCTTGATTTCCATAATCACCAAAATCAGATGCATTTCCTGTAGTTGCTATTTCAAAATAATCAATTCTACCAGTAGGTGCATATGTAGATGCTGAACCGAAACCATTAGCAAAAATACCTCTAGCTCCATTAGAACAGGCTCCACCTGGATTGGCACTTTCATAATTTAAATCACCAAAATCAGATGCATTTCCTGTGTTTGCAATTGTTACATAATCTAAGACATTTGAACTTCCAGGACTAGCATTATATCCACTACCAAAAACAGATCGTGTTGAGTCATCAGCACCTCCTCCCCCACTAGTACTAGCACCATTTGCTCTAGCCTGAGTTAAAGCACCAAAATATGACGAATTACCTGTACTTGCTATATTCCAATAGTATATGGTGCTGGTACGAGGATCACTTGGGTATTTATTCGCGAATCCCATAATAGCACGATCTCCTCTAAAAGCATCTGCACCAGCAGCAGAACCATATCTACCTAAACTGGTAGCACCTCCTCCGAGTCCAATTTGACCCATCATAGGAGATTCTTTGACGTAATTAATATAATCCATAGTGTTAATTCTCCTAAGTTGCGTTTACTAAGTTAATAATAACTTTATATGTGGCATTTGCAGTCTTTAATATATTAAGTGTGTAAATATCATGTCCATTAGCACCACCAGCAGTAGGAGCTTCACCACCTACCCATTCTTCTGTTATTCCCGATCCATCAATATTCCAGTTGGCAGAATAACCAGCAGCAGCAGCAGTTGTTATGACTGTCACCGTAATACAATCACCAGTAGTCAAAATATTATTTAATGTCTTACTACCATCATATCCAATATTAGGAGTACAAGTGGTAGTTTCAGTAGTAGTAAAGTAATGAACCATGCCATCTGCAAGATAAATATTGGTATTAGAACTTAACTTACCAGCAGTTGATTGGAATTTCTCACTTAATATTCCATCAAAATTAGCACCCTTAGTGAAAGTACCAATACCAGTAGTTACCGATCCATCGTTAGTCGTGGCTATTTTTGCAGAGTTGTCATAGTAGAGAGATGTTGCACCATCAGCAACACAAACTATAGCATTTTCACTACTCTTAGGTCTTATTCTTATTTCACCAGTACCATTTTCTATATAAAAGTTTGATCCATCATGAAGTAGAGAAGCATCTCCATCACTACCAAATTTTGCATAAACACCATCACTAAATTTCAATGAATAAGCAGAGGCATCCCATGCTATATCTTTACCAGCACTTGCTCCATTATCTAATGTAAAATCATCAGTTACAGTTTGAGCACCAGTAACAGTAAGAGTTGAACCATCAAAAGTTAAGTTTGATTCACCAGCTAATGCGTTTGCACCAGTAACTGTTGCGACTGTATTATTTGTCGAACCTGATAATGATACTCCTGATATTCCTGTTAATCCAGAACCACCACCTACAAATTCAGTAGCACTAATAGTTCCTGAAGATGGATTATAATGAAGATTACCATCCATTTCTAGTCCTACATTACCAGTAGAACTTGTAGCACCCTCAACAAATGTAATTAAATTAGATTCATTCGTGGACTCATTATCTGTTACATATACATGAGTAGAGTTAGTTGCATTAGTTGCATTAGTTACTGTAACACCAGCAATTACTGTGTTTAATGCTGTGCCATTAACAGTAATGGCATCTGCCTCCATCGTGCCATCAATATCCGCATTACCAGAAATATCTAAAGTAGCAGCAGCTACTTCTCCACCAACAGTTATATTACCTGCAAATGTACCGACTCCTGCAGCCCCTACCGAGAATCCTGCACCAACTTGAAGTTGACCACCAGTAACATTAACTCCACTCTTAGCAGTTATAAGACCAACTGAATCTACATTCGTTACGTCTTCGTATGTTAATGTCCCTGCAACTGATAACCCTGCACCAATATATACGTTCTTAGCTACACCTAAACCACCATCTACTATTAAAGCACCAGATGTGGCTGATGTGGAGTCTGTCGTGGCATCAACATTAACAGCAGCACTAAAATTAGAAGCACCAGTAAATGTTGATACACCAGAAACAGTAATAGTCTCGGTTCTTACGTTAACAGTTTCTCCAATACCAGATAATGAAGATCCATCACCACTAAAACTTGTAGCAGTAACAACACCTGTTATATTAACACCACCAGCACCAGTTATTCCCATTCCCGTAGGAACTTGAAATCCATAAGGCAGATTAGGAGCTGATGTTCCTTCTGCTGCAACAATAGTATTTACTCTTAACTCAGACATTGTTTGCTAGTTCCTTTCCTATAGTTTATTTATCATAATTATGATCCACCCATTTATACAACAGGTTTAAAAAGACCGAGTGCATCACTAATTAATGTAGTCCCTGCTCCAATAGTAAATGTAGCACCTGATCCTATGAAAGTATCTGCCTCACGCATAAATGCTATGTTTCCAGAAGTTGCGTCAGAATCGACCCTTACGGAAGTTCCTGCTCCAATATGCAAAATTCTAGAAGCTTTAAAGATATATTGTAGTGGTGTAGTTTCAGGTAAAGTTGCATCATCAGCATTTAGTGCAGTACCAAGACCAGAAGAGGTTACTCCATCTAAATTTGATCCGTCACCATAAAATGAAGTAGCACTAACAATACCAGCATTACCATAAACAGTAACACCAGTACCAACAGTAACAATTCCTGTGACACCTGCTTTAATAGCAGTACCAATTCTTACTTCACCACGAACATCTAATGTAGAACTCGGAACTGTACTTGCAATTCCTACTTCATTACTTGAGGTATCTACAGCAAGAGTGTTTTGGTTTGCTCTATCTGCTAACTGACGTGCTGCGGTCATTATACTTTTTTAGTTATTTATATTGAAGAAGCTGCTGGAAATACTGGTTCGTTATCCAAAGCTTCATCTGTTGACTCTATAACAATAAATGCGGTGTCATCATTACCACCTATCCTAGTTCCAGTAGATAAAGTAGTGCTAGTAAGAAGAGTGATTTCTCCGTTAGAGTAACCTGATCCTCCACCACCACCAGCATTACCACCTAATGATGGACCATCACCACCTCGTGCTCCTGCTCCACCTCCACCACTATATTGATTAACACCATTTCCACCATTTTCTCTATAACCAAATCCTGCCTTATATCCTCTATCTATAAATGCACTACCAATAATTATATCACCGTCATAAGTACGAGCCTGAACATTTGTTCCTATGTCTTGACAAGGAGAAAATCCTTGTTCTGCATAATAATCTCCAATAGTACACTTAGGCATAAATCCACCTTCGTCATTTGTTGAAAGGAAATTAACAGAAGAGGTATTATTTGAAAAGAAACTTTCTTTTGCATAAGAACCAGCAGTCCCCATATCACCAGTAGCAATCTGTTCTCCTCCTCCAGCACCATTAACACCTGAACCATTTTCACCCGCTAATCCTACTCCACCACCATCTCCACCTCTTCCAAGAGAACCTGCTCCACCTCCACCACCACAAACTGCGATGACATTTGCTTTACGATATAATACAGCAGAACCTCCACCACCAGGATTACCTCCCTGTGGTGCAAGATTGGCAGAATATGGAACTCCTAATTTAATTGTATATTCTGTATCCTTAAGTAAAGTAATCTTAAATACTGATACTCCACCATGACCTCTACGTCTACCACTTTGAGAATCACCTCTTGACCCACCCATAGTAATCTTTACTTCACTATTTGTTTCTGATGGATAAATTGTAATTGATCTAGTAGCAGCAGATGTATCAGCACGGAAAGAAAGAGCGCCATCTGATAAATCAACAGTTCCACTTGAATTTAATGAAGTAGAGTTCTCACTAAAACATTCATACTTAATAATATTTCTTGCAGCAGTAACATCATATTCTACAGTATTACTATAAACAGGTGATGGATTTGCTGTATTATGACTTACTTTACAACTTATAGTAGATACTCCAATAGTAGTAGAAGATATACTAAGTTCTGTAGTAGCAGATCCAGCTACCGTTGAACTATCACTTAATTCAGTTCCATCTTGTGACCATTTATATGATAAATCGGTAGTACCATCAGTAGCAGTTGCATACAAACTAAATGTATGTGTAGCACCAGAAGCAACTGTTTCTTCGGAGGGTTGAGTAACAATAGTTATTTCAGGAAAAACTGTAAGTGTTCCAATTCCAGAATTTAAAGGTTCGTTTGGTGCATTTCCTGTAAAAACTCCACCCAAACTCACAGAAGTGACTCCAGATATGACTTCAGGAACATAATCAGCTTGAAGATAATATTCTCCTTGATTTACATCATTACTTAAACTACTTATTGTAAGAATAGTAGTCCCTGCACCAGTAATTGTATTACCAGCAGAGGTTGTGCCATCAGTTAAAGAACCGAGTCCAACCTTCCACCATCGGTAAGTAATAATTCCAAGATTATTTGTAGAATTGGAAACATCACCAACAGTAGCAAAAGTTGCAGTAGCAATACCAGTAAAGGTTGCTATTCCTGCAGTACTCGTTGCTACTCCAACAGGATTGGTAGTAAATGATAGGTCAGGACCATTAAGATCAAGACCTGTTGGAACTAATGGAAATAATGACATTTATTATGCTGTGAAGTTTTGTCCTGTAATTACACCAAAGATGCCTTGATTATCTAAATCTGCTCCATCAAAGATCTTGAAGGAGTATATGTCAGTCTTGGATGCTGTTGTAGTAACATCTGGAACAACACCACCTGGCCAGTATACTGATATAGCATCATCATCACCGTTGTGTATTGTATTAATACCAACTCCATATCCACCTGTGCTATTCTGAGTTAGTTTCAGAGTAAAGGATTGTGCTGTATTTGTCTTATCAGCATTATATAATCGGATTCTTGAAATATCATCAGTAACTGTACAAATAAATGTACTTGCTTCATTCAGATAAATCTTAACCTGATTAGAAACAACAGTTACAATACCAACCTCTTCAGATACAGTCTTCAATCTAGTATGTCCTGCGACATCTAATGCTGCTCGTGGTGTTACAGTTCCAATACCTGCACCAGATGTAGTTGTTGCAAATATAGTAGCACTACTTCCAACCTTGAGATTAGTAGCAGTTAAAATACCAATACTTAAATTACCACTCGTAACATCTAGTGCTGTTGCAGTTAAGATACCTGTAACCTTAGCATTTTTAGAAACCAATTCATTATTAAAGAATGCAGATCCATAGACAAATAAGTTAGTTGATCCAATACCTACTGATGCATCATTAGAGTTAGAACCAACTGTTAATCCATGAACTGAAGGTGCAGAAGTTCCTATACCTATCTTTGCTCCATCATAAGTATCATAAGTGATAGAAGAACCACCAGAAACATAATTTGTCCAACCTGTTGCACTAACATTAAGACTGGTTAATGCACTACCATCACCCTTAAATGCAGTTGCAGTAACTGTACCTGATACATTAACATCTACGAAAGTAGAAACACCAGATACTTTTAGATTACTAGCAGCATCTAAAGCAAATAAACTAGATCCAGAACCAACTTGTAAGATATTTGTGCCTGGAGTTGTAGTTGCAATACCTACTTGATCAAATGTATATACATCACCTTCTTTATTAAGACTTACATTACCAAATCTCTTCCAATCATTCTCGGAAGTATAAACCCAACCAGCATATCCACCTTGATCTGGATTAGCAAAGTAAGTAACATCACCTGGGTTTCCTGCAAGAGTAGGAGTTCCTAATCCAACACTATATTTTCTAGCAACAGTTGCATCACCTTGAATGTATACATTCTGTGCCTCAACACCCTTGGTAGAGTTGACAGTCAGTTTATTATTTAATATAACAGGACCATTAAACTCAGATGAAACCTTATTATCATCACCACCATCAACTCTAATTGAACGTGCAAATGATCCTTCAGTAACCTGACTTACATTTAAACCAGGAAGATTACCAATATCCTCACCAGTTACTGTCTGTACTGGAGTATCAACAATCTCCTCTTTTCCTGTAACGGTACTTACTTTCTTATTACCAGCATAAGAAATACCCTTATCATTCATTCCTGTGTAGAAGTTTACACCACCATCCTGTTTGGTTGATTGTGCTAATCTTTCTTCTACCGCATTAACAGTACGATTTTGTTTTGATGGAAGTGCAACTGAATAGTTACCTGGACCAAAACCAACATACTCAAATGTGTGACCAGAGGCACGAATAAGTGAGTGTCTTCTTAGTTCAACTGGTTCAACAGCAACTTTTCTAACAACAGAGTTAATAACATGACTATCTGCTTTAGATCCTAATACACCACGGAAGACAGTAACAGAAGAGTCACCATCTGCAACAGTAGTCTTCACCCTCATCATCTCATTATCTACAATTAGATAATCACCAATATTAATATCATTATTACCAGAACTCTGGTTAGTAAGAGAAACTGTTGTTGTAGTAGAATTACTAATTGCAGCAGAAAGTGAAGTTGTAAGTCCAGCATATGTTGGAACTTGTCTACCTGTTAGATTCTCATTTTCTACAGTAATAACACCACCATTTGCTGCATATCCTTCACGATATGCATAAATTGTTCCTGATGCAGTTGGGTTAGTTGTACCCGTTCCCATATTAACTGCAAACTGGGTCAAACTATTGTTCTGAGTAACAACAAAGTTGCCGTTATATTGTGCTTGAGAAGCACCAACAAACTCTACACTTTCATCAACTGATAAACCATGATTACCACTACTGGTTATAGTTGCAATACCAGAGTTAAAGTCATAACTTATAGCACTAACAGGAACTGATTCACCTGTTTGATACATATATGCATTCGCAGTTAGTGTTTGACCAACACCAACAGCCAACTCACCTGTAGAACCGATGCCAACTGTTGCAAATCCAGAAACCGAAGATGCAGATTGTACAGTAATACTTCTTGCCACACCAACATCAACAGTAGTAATTCTATAAAGTTGATTGTATCCAGCATAAGATTCAGATGATACACCAGAAACTCTAACTACATCTCCTACGTTATCATAAACTTTCTGAACTTCAACGACTGCCTGTACAAATCCAGAAGTGGTAGCAACACCAACAACATTCAAAGTATTACCAATACCATATGCACTACCACCATTCATTAACTTAACAGCAGTAATAGTACCACTACCATTAACAGTTAGTTTTGCTGTAGCACCCTCACCAGTTGTAGATGATCCAATCGAAACTAAAGTGGCATTATAAAGATTTCCTGCAGCTCCAGATCCATAACCAGCACCACCAGATGAAATACCAATCTTAGTAGCTCTGTTTAGACCATGCTCTAATGTAGTAGTAATAGTATGAGCAGTTCCTGTGCGAGAGAATATATTCGTGACACCAAGACCAATTTCACTATCATTAACAAACTTATTAAGAGTCTCCCTCGTAAGACTGTGTTGAGGATTATCAACAACAACCTGACCTATTGTACTAGGTAATGCAAAAGATTTAGTTTCTACGGGATCAGATACTGGAGTGTCTCTATTCGTTTGAGGATATAGATCCTTTACTGGTTGAGAGAATGTCTCATTAGTAAATGGAGAAACGGTAGGAGCATTAGATGCGTTTGCTACAGTTAAGTAATAAACACCGTCCTGTTTTCCAGCAACATACTCTTGAGCTTCCTTAGAAGTATAGATTGTATATGTATTATTATATCTCTTTCTCTTGAAATATGGTATAGATGTTGTTCTAGAAGAAAGATCGTTAGTAAATGTACCTGGATCTGTTGTTAAACCAACAGTAAAGCATCTAGCACTACTAATACCAATAACCTCATAATGTCTATTAAATCCAGTAGCAGCAGTTCCTGCAGTATTCTTTGAACTAGTAATATTAACCAACTCAACTTCAGAACCTATAGAAAGGTCATGAGGAAGTTCTGTGGTCACATTAACAGAAGCACTACTATCCCAACTAGCATCAGCAACAAAACTAAAGTTTCTTTGTTGATTTACATTAGATAGTGATCCACTTCCAAAATAAGTCTGAACCTCTACATCTGTTCCACCAACTCCAGCGTTTGATTCTTGAATAATATATCCATCAGAAGGTGGACGTGCGACAGTAACCCCACTCGCAGCAGGAATTACATACCTCATTCTATAAAGAGTATCAGATACATTTCTATTATCAGACTTTCTCTTAATAAAGGTTCTAGTTGTTGCACTTCCAAGTCCAGTTGAACCAAGTCCAACTATTGTAGTGTAGATACTGTTCTCTGTAGCAGCAGTAGCAACATTAACATACCAGTTAGAATTTGTAGCATCCCACTGAATTGGGTGTCCTCTCTCACCAGAAATTTTATCAGATACTCTACTAATAACTTTTAAAAGACCACCTTTATTATTAATTGCAAGAGCAGTATCTCCAAGTGCTTCATTTAAAGTCTTACCTACTTTTATATTAACATTAGTAGAAATTCCTGTTCCAGTAGTAATCGCATAATATACAGTATTTGCATCTAAACCATCAGGTATTTGTCCATCATCACTAATCACACGAACAGACTCACCATTAATAAAGGAGTGAGGTGCAGTTAAAGTAATAACTTTATCATTTCCACCCTGACTACTTGATCCAATACTATTAATTCCTGTTGCACTCTGATTAACAGTAAATATCTTTTCTGAACTTAATTGAGTTAAATCCTCTCCACTAGTGGCTTTATAACCATCCATAGTAATACGAGAACTATATTCAGTTACAGATCCAGCATAAGATACAAGAACATTTAACTGATCACTTTTTTTTGCACCAACTCTGTATCCTTCAAGAACATTCTCAGGTTTAACTGCTTGGTTAGTTTGGTTATAAAGGAATAAATGTCCTGTTGATCCAACACCAACTGCCTTACCTGTAGTATTAACATCAATAGACTCAAATTCAATTGCACTTTCAGGAAGTGGAACTGTCTTTGGTGGAATAATATGTGTAATATATCCTACATCATCTTGATTATATGCAGTATTTCTAAATCCTTTAGATGAAAGTGCAACAGCACCAAAGTTAGAGTTAGAGTTGGTAAGAGAAATATCTCCACCATTCTCAGTTAAGAAATGCTGTGCATAACCAATAGCAAACACAGACACAGCCTGTATGACTGCTTCATTAGTTACTTTAACGTGGAAGTTTCTATAAGAAGGTTTATAAACTGCCTTTGAGTTTGTACTTAAATTATCAACAGTCAAACTTGTATCATAATTACCAGATGGAATATCATCAGTATTAAATTTTACAAATGCATTATTATCCTTCTGCAGTCCAATACCAGTAAACTGAGCAACAACCATAGACTTAAATCCAGTTGCCTTTTTACCATCGGCAACCATACCACACATACCATAAACTGATCTTAGAGAACAGTTAAAGATATATGGTGAAGATGATGTAACTGTATCAGATGAAAGAGTTAGGGTAGACCCTGTTGCAGAAGGATTTGGTGTTGTTGGTGAGTTCTGAACCTGATATTTTACCCGTGTAGAACTAGGTCTATCAGACACAACAAACTTACCATCATATCCTGAAGCAGAAATACCATCAACAACAAATGGAGTGTCTACATCTAATCCAGTAAGTTCACTCTCAAGAGTAACAGTAATAGTGGTAGAAGTAGTTGTTCCATCTCCTGCAAAAATACTAGTAATTCCTACTGAAGCACCAGTAGAACCAACAATACGATATTCATCAATCTTACTCTGAATATCAATAGAGGTGGATGGATAATCTGGTTCAATAGCACGACCAGAAGATTGTCCATATGCAAGACCAACCTTCTCATAATACATGGTAAGGTCAGTTCTGTCTGTTGTATAATTTGCTATAAACTCATCGTTAATTTTTACTTCATTAACACCATCTGCATACTCAAAACATGATAATTTGTGATGAGAGAAGTTGGGAACGTGCTCATTTGTAGTATAATCCTTATATACCTTACCATTAGGATCTCCATCAAACATAGAGAACTGCCAGAGATAACATCCACCAGTAACTCTGAATAAACAAGATCTTTCAATATTATCATTCTCTGGATCAGGAACATACTTAGGTCTTATCTTTGTCTTTCTTAAATCTAAACCAACAAGAGAAGTACCACGAGGAAGAATTACACCACCATGAATACTATTCAACTTATAGAGTTCATTATTGGGTGAATCTAAATCAAAATTACTTGTTAAATCAAATGGTGGAAAATTATCAGACGATGATCCACTTCTAAGTTTAAAATTATCAGATCCATCAGGAATATAACCAGGTCTATTATCTACAATATGATCACCAGGATATATTAATACAGTCGTTTTACCAAATCTATCGTTATCTAATCCTTTCTGGTATGAAAACCTCGATGCCTCTACTAAAGCACGTTGAATTGTTTTAAAAGGACGTGTTAATGAGTTTCCCTGATTCTCTATACTATCTGTTGCATCCAAATCATTTGGATTAACATAGAGAATGTTCCCTCTCGTCGATTTTAAAAAATTATCTAATCTGGAAAGACCCATCTTACTCAACTATAGTTCTTGTTATGGATTATTTATCATCACAAAAACCCATCTAATCAATAGGAACCAATTCAGGATTTTCTAATTCTAATTCAAATATCATAGGATTACACTCTTCTTGCATTAAGTAAGCATATGCCATATAAAGATTATCTTCATTCCACCTTTTTTGTTCATTAGCTAATGCAACAATTTCCGAATCTTCTTTTGCAACTTCAGGTAATTCATCAAATGTAAATGGAACATTCTGAATGAAATACATGAGAACAAGTTTTTCACCTTCACTAGTATCATACCAACAATATTGAGTGTGTATGAGGTATTTCATTTTTCTATTATTTTTCCTCCGTTTTATTTATATTTTAATGTGGATTATAAAGTCCAAGATAATAAACAAATAAACAAACGGTGACAATCATCGCAAGACCAATAAAATAAATCATAATCAAATAGGATCAACGTAGGATACGGTGTCAACAGGTGCGTGTTCACGAACGTAATTTAATACGCTTATGAACTCTTCAGGAGTATCACACTCTACAGTCTTCTTATCCCCCTCATTAGAATAGATGTGAACAGTCCTTCTAACGGTGTCTACGACACAACGAGATAAGTATTCTTCTTCCATAGAGTGTCCTGCATATCTAACTATAATAGGGTAAAGTGAGGAATTTGTCAAGATGGCATCAGAATTGAATCAATATGCAATATATGATTGCAATATTCTAAGAATCAACTTAAATGAAATGGTTCAGAGAAGAGCATCATCTCAAGGTAAAACATTAACCGATCAAGAAATAGATGATATAGCAGTAGTTCTTAGGAGAAAAATAGACTGGGAACCAATCTTTAGTCAGATTGATACTTATCTGTAGAAGTATTATACCAAAAAGAAAGAGCATAACGATCTGCTCCTACTACCCTAGTGACATGGTGTTTGTGTTGAGAATTAGAAAATATTAATAACTTACCTGCCTTTGGTTGTACCTCAAACTCTTTAAATCCAGTATAACCTCCTTCAAAATCATCATTCAAATAAAGAAGTGCTGCAAATAAATCATAGATACCATCCTTTGCAGAATTATCATAATGTGGTTTCATAAAAGTTCCTGGAGTCCATTTTATGACTCCAACATAATCTGGATTAGCCCTATCATCAAATAGTTTACATATCCTTGTTACTCTATTAACAACATTAGTATAAAAATCATCAGTTTCTCCCTTCATATCAATAAATTCTGCATGACCTTGATACTGAGCAGAATCTAAATTCTCATCCTGCCTTGCGTAATGAGCAGCATAATCATAGTCATCCTCTTGTGGTTCACTAGGAGGAACAGTATCTCCCTCATGCCCCACAGCAGTCATCTCAGCACGTTCTATAAGTTTCTTACATTCACTAGGAGATATAAAGTTCTCCTCAATATAAATTAATTTCTTCACATAGTTATAGTATTAGGTGGTCCTGCAAAATCAGGATCATCATATCTTGGATTTGCTACACCAGGCTTGTAATTGGGATCAGGATAATCAAAACAATCTTTACCCTGATACTCAGTTATAAGAGGGTTAATATCTTTTCTTTCTGCATATACATGATAGAAACAATCAATTGGCATACCACCCATAGTTTGAAGATATATCTTTTCATCATCCCATCTCTTTATAATAATATCTTGATGTGCTCCAATAGGTTGGAGTTGAACAGTAATACTATTAATATGAACTAAATCCTTCCAATATCTTGGTAAAAAGATTTCCTTTCCTCTCCTCAATCTACCTCTATGGTAAACTCCTACCTCTGCTCCCTCAATACAAGCATATCTTAATCTCCACCCCTCACCTTTAGATGGGTGTGGAATATCAAAAGGTTTTGGTTTACCGTCTGATTCAGAAAATCTTGCTGACATAGTTTTACCGCCTGTTCCTATCTTGAACATTGCCTCACCTGAGTCATTAATCCAGACAGTTCCATTATTAATATTAATTGCTTGCCCTGCACTACTATCAATATAAAGAGTCTTAGATGTTCCAGTATCACCTTCTATAACAGTATTACCCTTCACATATAATGATTTATTTGCTGGAACACAATCCTTATCATCATTCTTTGTTCTACCTACCATCAAGGTGGCAAAATTATCTGGAAACTCAGTAGGACCACCAAAAACTGCTGGACCTTCACAATGCATAGATCCATTTATCTTTTCATCACCTTGCTTAATAGCAGGAACAATCCCTGTTCCTACTTGGAGTTGTCCTCCACAACTTATGTCATCAAATCCCCAAGACATTTTTATTCCTCCTATACTTGATTACTTTCTTTTTGCATTCTCTGTCCACCTGTCTTAGAATCTTTCTTAGAACAGGCATCAGTAACACCTCTAATTACAGATCCATAGAGCTTCAAACAACTATTAGCAGCTATACTAATAATACCAGTACTTGTAATTCTAGTCAAGGACTTAGAATCTAAAATTATCTTCTTGGTTTCATGAACGGTAAAAGTTTCTGTTGCACTACAAGTAATATGACCTTTATCACCACCCTCACCAATAGCAACTAATTCAATATCAGTTCCTTGTAATCTAATCTTACCATTAGTGGCAGTAATACAAATATCACCATTCAATGCATTTATAACACAAGTGGTATCTGCTTCTTCATTATCACTTCCACATTCAACTTGAAAATTACCAGGACTTGTAGAACTTGTCCACCCCTTCCTTTCACCATCAATCTCTAAATTAAATTGATGACGACCATCAGGTGTATCAAGTTTAACTCCAGAAGTAACAGTTGCCTTTTTGTCAAGATGACCAAAAGAAATAGACCCTTTATCAGTACCATATCTTACAGCACTATAGTTCTTTTTAGCTTGCCCTTTTTTTCCACCTCTATCGAGATTTTGATTATTAGCTGTTGGCATAATTATTAAGTAAGATTATCGGGGGTTCCAGGAATGTTAAGTCTAGGATTGTTGCTGTTAATGTCCGTACCCTGTCTCTGAATTGCAGATGGAGGTGTAGTAACACGAGCATCAATACTCTCCAGTAGAGTAGCATAGATTTGAACCTTTTGACCAGGTGTATCATAATAACCCGCATAACGAATACCATTCTCATAGAAAATAGCACCATAGTAAGGTTTACCATCATAGTATCCAGTTTGTTTCAAACCAGGAAGATCAGTAACCTGAATTAATCTCTTTGGATCAACTCCAATAGGATCTAAAACAGTTTTTAATAGTGGTATACCCTTATAACCAATACCTGTGCCTGATCCTCTTACTATTACTTTAGGATACTCCCTAAAACCATTAGGAGGAGTTGGTTCTCCAGGATCTGCTTTTTCAACTAATGAAGGATCATCAGGATCATCAACAACAGTTACTACTGTACATACAGTACCACCCACATCACCAGTAATACAATATGTTGTAGTTTCTGTAGGACAAACCTTTACGGTTCCTCTTGGAACGACAGGGACATTACCAACTCCCTTATCAATTGTCAATTTTGTATTTAATTTAGAAGTATAAACAAGTTCAGTACATTCTCCTTGAACTATTATTGAAGGATTACCATCAAGTGTTACTGTGGGTGTTGGTGGATCTCCTGGAAGTCTAATAACAGGAGGATCACCAGGCCCTGGTGGTACGGGTGGAGTTTTGCGAGGATCAAATTCTAATATCTCTCCAAGTGGACCTTTAGGAGGAATATAACATATCTCTTCACCAGTTTCAGTATTTACAATACATACCTTATCATCTGGTCCATAATTAATTCCTTGATCTTCAGGAATAACTTTATCCAACTCCAAAATAACAGATGGACCTGAAGGATCACCATCACGTTCAGGAGGTAGAGGAGGATCAAATCCATTTCCTGGATCAGTAATAATAACAGAAGTAACAATACCAACACCATCTATCTTTTTAGGACAAGGTGGTGGAATAAGAATTGCAGAAACACCAAGAGGATTAACTGTCCAAGGTTTACCCTGTGCTGTTCCTGATCTTGGATCTACTTTTGCTACATCTACTTTTCTTGTAATCTTTACAGCAGCAACAGTAGGATTATATCTAAATGTGCCATCAGTACCTGTATCACGAAAATCTATATTCATTAAAACTAATTCTAGTTTTCTCTTTCCTTTAGTAGCATTAAACTGAGTTTTTGTTATACCTTTACCAACCTCTGCCTCTGCAACTTGAATACCATCAACCTTTACAAGCAAAACATCGTCTGCTTCTGCCTGTATGTCATACGTTCCTTTTTCAGGAAAATCAACATTATTAAATGTCATTGTCCATGTCTTACCATTAAAATTGGCAATATACTCTTCATCAGTAGTGAACGTAGGGGTGAGAAATGGTCCTAATGTTCCCGAAACATAAGTTGATATAGGAGGTCCAGAATAACTAACACCATCTTTCGTAGACCCACCAGTAAGACCTTTACCATATTCTATAGTTGTTATATCTTTAGAAGGAATTCTATATTTACAAGTATTTCCAACCATATTATAAAACTCACCATCAGTAGCAGAAGCCATGATATCAACCCAATCATTATCCGTCCAATCCTCCATTTGAACAACACCCTTCCCCTTATTCCTCAATCTAATATTGGCATTATTATTCTGATTATAAGTTGCATTATCTGGATATATGTAAACATCCTTTGTTTCATTCCCATGTTGTCTATTTGTTCTAGTCCAAGTTTTATCGGCAACAGAAAATGAATCAAGAGAAACACCACCAGTTCTTGGATTATCAGACCATACTAAAGTAATAGTTACCTTAACTCTCTTTCCAGCAATACCACCAGTAACTTTAAGTCCTTTACCATCATCAGTAAATGTAACCTCCCCACCATCAGTTTTATCTATTACAATTGAAGCATTTGTATTATTACGACTACCATCTACTAAATCAATAATTTTTCGATTATTCTTAACCTTAATAGGATTATTTCTTGGGTTTAAACCCTTATACACAATAGGAATCCTACTACTTTTTTGTGCTTGATTATTACTTGTAAATATCACATCATATACTTTACCAACTTCTATATTACGGTTATAAGTTT